GGCCAACGTCACTACGTCTTCTCAGACCATTTTAATTACTGCTGACAGCCCTTGTAATCAGTTGTTGGTAGCTAATCACCAGCCTACTGGCTCTGGCGGTCAGCCGGTGTACTTCAATGTCAGTTCTAACTCTAGCGTCACCTGTACTGTGCCAACTAACGGCGCTCCGCAGTACGCCCTAGTGTCTGTGCCTGGTACATACAAAGTGTTCACCATTCCTGCTCAATTCAGTTCTGCTAATGTGTACATTGCGTTTATTGGTGAAGGCACTTCTGAGTGCTACTTTACGCCAGGTGAAGGCCTATAGGCATGATTGACCCGATTACCGCTTTTGCTACGGCGCAAGCCGCCATAAAAGGAGTCCAGGCCGCTATCAAGATGGGCAAGGACTTGCAAGGCATCAGCGGTGATTTGATGAAGTTCTTTGAGGCCAAGGACGTTGTAGCCAAGGCCGCAGCAGAACCCAAGAAAGGTTTTGGCAAGTCAGATACGGCACAGGCTTTTGAGACAGTTCTTCATGCCAAGCAGTTGCAGGACGCCGAGGATGAACTAAAGCAGATGCTCATCTGGAGTGGGCAAGCAGACGTTTGGCAAGCCATTGTTCTTGAGCGCAACAAGATTGTTCAGCAACGAAAGTCAGAAGAGATTGCTATGGAAAAAGCCAAGGCCAAGAAGAAGAAAGAAATTGAAGAAACTATCGAGATGGTTCTTGCGATAGCTGCCGGTGCTTTGCTTATCACTCTGCTGGCTTGGGGCACGATGGAATACATTGACTTTATGAGGAAATGACATGGACTGGCTGACACAACTTGCACCCACTATTGCTACCGCATTGGGTGGCCCTCTCGCTGGTATGGCGGTATCTGCTGTCAGCAAGGCTATTGGCTGCACCCCAGAAGAAGTACAGAACGTCATCAGCAGCGGTAAGCTGGATGCCACACAAGTAGCCGCTATCCAACAGGCAGAGTTGGAACTCAAGAAGCAAGCTCAAGAGATGAACTTGGACTTTGCCAAACTCTCGGTAGAAGACCGCAAGTCTGCCCGTGATATGCAGGCCGTAACCCGTTCTTTCATTCCTCCGCTGTTGGCTGTCGGTGTGACTCTCGGATTCTTTGGCATCTTGTTTGGCCTGATGTACGGTCAGATTCAACATGCCCCTCAGATTGACATCATGCTTGGCTCACTCGGCACAGCTTGGACAGGCATCATTGCCTTCTACTTTGGCTCCAGCGCCAGCAGCCAGAACAAAGACCAGCTTCTCCACCAATCTACGCCATCAACATGACCCTGCTAACACCACACTTTTCCCTAGAAGAACTTACCATCACTGAACACCGTGAGTTCGACAACACCCCCAATGATTCTGAAAAAAACAATCTCAAGCGGGTGGCTGAACTTCTGGAACAGGTCAAGTCTGCCCTCGATGGTAAGCCCATCATGGTCAACTCTGCTTTCCGCTGCAAGCAAGTCAATGATGCAGTAGGCAGCAAAGACACTTCTCAGCACCGTGTTGGCTGCGCTGCTGACATCCGTGTGCCTGGTATGACCCCTGATGAAGTGGTGCAAGCAATCATAACTGCGGGTTTACCCTATGACCAACTCATCCGTGAGTTTGACCGCTGGACGCACATCTCTGTTCCCAATGAAGTAGGTGGCGCACCTCGTGGTCAAGTCCTAATCATTGACAAGGAAGGGACACGCGCATATGGCTAGAAAGAAAGGCCCCAATCTTTCCGTTGGCAGGGGTGAAAAGCTGTCTGTGAGCAAGGGTGGCGGTTTAACCGCCAAAGGCAGAGCCAAGTACAACCGTTCTACCGGAAGTAATCTCAAGGCTCCTCAGAAGTCTGGCCCCCGTCACAAGTCCTTCTGTGCCAGGTCTAAGAGTTGGACAGGTGAACGGGGGAAAGCCGCTAGGAAACGTTGGGGTTGCCGTTAAACCTTTTGGATAGCCAACTGGTAGTTTTTGAAGACTACCTTTAGCTGACCCTTGTAAGCCTTGAGGAAGGCATCTACTGCTGCGCCTACACCAGCACCGCCAGCGTAATCGTCAAACAGCATCACGCCCTTTGGCTCCAACAATTTGAATGCAAGACACGCATCCAGCAGCACCTCTGGCGTTTGGTGGTTGCCATCTACATATATGAAATCAAACGTGAAATCCAAATACACCAGTTCGCTCAAAGCCTCCCAAGATGTCTTGGCAATCACTTCAAGAGCCTGGTTCTCCTCTCTGGCCTCCTCTACGTTGTCATCAAACGTCTTGCGTAACTCTGACAAGTCAAGGCCAGCATGTTCTTCACCGCCCTTGAAAGTGTCTACGCACACCATCGTGCCATCGTAGGCCAACATGTTCTGCAACATCCACGTTGTAGACCTGCCTTCAAAACTCCCAATCTCCAAGAATGCACTGTTGTCGGGCAACAGCTTGGCACATGCCTCAAAGTTGGGAATGTTGTTGCTAAACCAATCTTGGCTGAACTTCATTATGGTGCTGGCGTTAAGCCACCCTCAAACAAGTAGGTTCCAAAATGCCCCAATTTGACCCACGGTGCAGCGTGAATCTTGATTTTGTTTTCCCGTGCAATACGGCAGAAGTGGTAATCCTCTGACAGCAGACGCTCTGTGCCTGGTTCGATACTGCAAGCAAAGTATTCAACAATACGCTCTGCTGGCTTAATCTCCTGCGACAGCACGGCTACGTCATTGTTGTAGGACGATACCTTGTTCTTCAGCTTCTCAAACACCTTGCGCTTGATAAGCATGAACCCTGTACCACCTGCCCAAATCTCCACAGGCTTGTCGATAGGCACGGTTACAGCCCCTGTATAGCCCACCAGATTGACGACAAGGGCGCCTGTACGCTTGGACAACTCGTTAGTGGCTACGCCCTCTTTCACGGCCTTCTCTACCCCGTGCCAGTTAATCTCTTTCTTAGGGTAGATACCGCAGATGATGTCCTTGTCAGCTTGCACCATCAGCGGGATGTCGTTGGCATCAAACTTAATGTCAGCGTCAATGAACAACAGGTGCGTACACTTTGTCTTCATAAACTGGTGGACAAGTGCGTTGCGTCCACGCTGGATGAGAGACTCGTTGAACATAGAAGAGAACGACATGTTCCAGCCCATGTTCTTCATCACGTTGGTCATGCTCACCAGGCTGTTGGTGAAATAGCCTGTACACATGCCGCCGTACATAGGTGTTGCCACAAACAAGTGCGGCTGCGTCACTGGCTTCTCCACCTTGTTAGTCACCACAATAGTGTCTGACCGCTTCTTCTTTGCTACCAGCTTTGATAGCTTGGTTTCCTTGTCCTTACCTGCAAATCCACCTGATGCCATGATTACTCCTTTGAAATAAAAGACATGCCGTCTTCATAACCGGCACGATAAGCCATATCCCACAACTGCTGTAGAGACATGTTCCCGAGTTGGAACATAGTGATAAGTTCTACGAGATGTCCTCTATCCGTAGAACGTACTTCTTGGTCTTGGCTGACTTGCGCCAGCCCCACACTTGTATCTTCCATCCTGCTTCCCTCACTTTCGGTAATAGTTCACTGTTCATAATCTTCTTGATACGCTCACTCACACCAGACGCTGTTGCTTGCACTGCCAAAGTCTCATCTCGCTTGATAGCCAAAATGTCTATGAAGCCAAACAAGTCCTGCCGTATGCGAGCATGAGGGTTCCATTTCTCTACGACAGCCACCGTGTAGCCCTGCTCTCGCAGGACTTCTAGTGTTCGACTGGTGGGTGATTCTTTTGCCATAAGGTAGGGGTACTGTTAATTCACATGAAGCAGTGTTTATGAAACAATCCTTGGAGAATTGAGCGTTTCGGCGCTAACCCGAAATTTAACAGCACCCCCAAACATCAGAACGGGACTTCTGAATCATCGTAGTCGTTAACACGGGGGTCTACCCGTGGCTTACGGTACGCAGGTACTACCTCCACTACCTCTGCACGATGCTCCAGCCTCTCTTCCATACGCTTGCGCTTAGTCCAGTTATCTTCTTTGAACGACAGCAAAGTAGTGCCCTTGGAAGTGTTGCGCTGCCAGACTGCGAACTTGAGTTTCTCGCCAGCTTTGTAGTCCATCTCTAGGACGATAAAGCCTTTGTAGTCCGGCCCCTTTTCGCTCTTCTTCTCTTCCTCCCAATAGGCCACTCCTGACCATGGCATTTCTTTGTGTTGATTGCTCATGCTATTTTCCTTTCTGTAGTGTGTAACAGGCGTAGTCTTTCCCGTGTGCGCTAACCATCTTTGTAAAGATGTTATGTCCCTCTTTTCTAAGAACTTCGATATGGGCAGCAAGCCGGAAACTACCATATTCATTCAGTGCCTCTATAGGAGTTATCGACCTGCCGCTTTCTAGGTGTCTCAGAATGTTTCCTCTCTGTGTTCCAACTCGGGACTTGGTTGGGACGTACCCTGCTTTGGGGATACAGGAACTCCAGCATTGACCATCAGGCTTCTAATCTTTAGCTTTTGGAAGTTGTCCAGCCCCTCTAGCATGTCCATGTTGACTGCTTTCAGACCGTCCAGCTTCTCGGCTTTCATGTCTTCCGGCATCTTGGTAGAACGTGCGACACGGGCAAGCATGTCAACATATCCAGCCATCCACTCATCTACCGTGTGATAGCGGTTGTACGGCGCATCATTGCCTGGCACATACAGGCAGTAAGCACCATCCGGCTCTTTAGGAGGCTCCACCACCTCTGCCATGCCCATGTCCTTAGCTGGCGCTGGTTGGAAGTCCTGCACCTCTTCCGGTGTGTAGACACCCACCACGCAGCCTGGATACACAGCGCGGATACCCTCTGAGATACACCGTGCGCGCAGCATGGCGCGGGGATAGTTTTTCCAGTTGTCCTTGCTGGCAATACCAATCTGCTTGGCATGTGACAGCAGCCACGTCACTGACAGACTGCCACCAGACGGGTGAGAGAACGTGCCTGTGACTTCTTGGTCTGTGTACACATCCCACTTGACAGCACCACCAGCCTGTTGGAAACGGGCAAGCATGGCATCTGCTTTCAGCGCAGGACGGCCTTGGATGACATGGTAATCACGCATAGCGATAGCAGGGTGCAGCCCCTCGCCTTGGCACAGCAACATGATGGCTAGTGCCTCTTGCGGGTTCTTGAACCCAAACATCTTGCTGCTGGAGGCTACCTCTGCCATCTGCTGCATGTCTTGGTAGGGAATGATATTACTCATCTTGTTTGCTCCTTGCCTTCATCATGGCATCTGCCACATGGTATGCGTTGCTGGCAACTTCCATGTCAGTGGGTGGATAAATGTCTCTAGCAATCCATGCTTGCACTGTTGCTTGCATTGCCATGCCAGCAAAGTAGTCGCGTAAGTCCATACCCTCGCTGCTGGCTGTCAGACCAGTAGTGGGGTGCTTGTGGGAATAGGGATATGCTTTCATGCTGTTTTCCTTCCAGGTTTAGCACGGGGTGTGCCGTCTTTCTTAGAGCCGTAGGGGTGGCATTCGTTAATGTGATTCTCAATTCGTGAGAAAAGAAAATTCAGTTTCTCTTGTTGGTTTGCTAGCAAACTTCTTTGTTCTCGAATCATCCTGTCTTGTTCTTTGACAATCACGTTCAAGTAATCCATGTTGTCTTTGTGTTTTTGCGTATAGAACATGTGAACCTCACTTAACTAGGAAACGGCGGGAACCAGGCATCTCGCGGACGAACTGGCGGTAAATGTCGGGCATGGCGCTCTCGAACAGCTTGGCATCAAACTTTTGACTTGACTTGGCAGACTTCCAAGTAGCCAGCACATTGCCATCTATAGAGGCCAGCGTAGCCTTGTCTTCCATGTAGCCCTGCACTAGCGTCTGGAACTGGTCTTCTCGGGCTTCTAAGGCCTTTATTTCACGCTTTATCGCACCCAGCATACGCACGGCCTCCTCCACGCTTGCAGAGGCTAATTTCGTGCCTTCTGTGCTGACAGGGTACAGAGCCTTGGCTTGGTCAACAGACTCAGGAGGAAGGGCAGTACCGCCGACAACATGTGCCCACAGGACAGCCATCTCTTGAATGTGCTTCTGCTTCATCTCCTCTGTAATTTCCGCAGGAATGAGGACAAACTCTTGACCACCGAATAGCACAGCCAAGTAAACTTTCGAGACACCAAAGACTGTTGCCTCGTGCACAAGTTGAGCCATATCCGCAGGAGGCATAAGTCCACTGTCAGGGTCAAACTTACTGCGCGTTGCTGCGTTGTAGTTTTTAGCCTCAACCAGAATTGTTTGACCATTTTCTTTTCCCGCAAAATCAAAGTGACTACGCAGCCATGACTCTTTAGGGTGTGTCAAAGCCTCCTCTATCTTGGTTAACTCCACTTGCAGCTTGCTCTGCGCCAGCCGCCCTATCACTGGTTCCATGATGTGACCCATCTGGACAGCCTCTACGTTGGAGAGGTCAGGACGCTCCACCTTGCCTTGTTTGACAAGGATGGCTTCGTTAGCACGGCCTTGGGCAGCTAGACGGCTATCGCCTGACCACCAGGCACTGTTGCGGGTTTCGGGGGAAAAGTCAGACATTGGTAGCCTCCTCAAAGTATTGAGCATCAGAGCCGCATTTCTTGGGCATCTGGCTTCCACGGGCAACAGCGCAGAACAGCATGGTGCTGCGGTCTTTCTTGCCTGTAACGGGGGATATGCTGGCAGTCTGGGCGCAGCGAGCATATTGGTGAGAGTCGTCATCCCGCAGGGCGGGTGAGAAGAACTTGCAATTTACACAGTATTTCATAGTAGAAACTTTCATTAAGGTAGTGGGGAACTTCCCACGGGTAGGATTATAAGCGTATAAAGTTATGCGTTGTCAACTCCTTTCATGTGTTTTTTTCCAACAAGATGCGCTCTAAAACTTCCATGCTTGTTTGGATGTCTTCGTGCAGGTAGTCGGGCAGACGTTGGTTAAGGCTCATTGACCAAGACTCCAGTGCTGACAGCAGCTTGAGGGCTTGTATGGCTTCTGGTTTGCTCATGTGTTCTTCTCCTTGAGTTTTGCTTCTGCTTCCAGAAGAATTTCTGTTACCGATAAACCAAAAACTTCAATGCCTAAGGCAATGTAATGGCGCTCCTCATCCGTCAGCCCTACCCACGGGCGCTGGGGCGGGGTGGTGTAGAGAGGTT